GGATTAGATGGAAATGCTGATTCTAGGTCGTGGGGAGGGAATTATACTATCTCTACAGAGCCAGCAGATGACAAAATTTGTTATTGGAAGAATGCAGTAATAGACTCTTCTGGAATAGATTATTTAAATGATAGTGCATGGACAGAATCTGCTGATGTTACAGATGGCGGTATTCCTGCTACGGCTTATGTAGTTGCAGTTGAATATGTAAAAACACTTGGAACAGTAGCAACTGTTGATGTTACATTAGCTG